GGAACGTCAGTAGTCAGGAACCATGCGTCATCATCGGTAAGGAAGTGGTTTACCGAATAACCACCGGGAATCGACCCGTTGGTCATGATCGCATTGATGTCGTTATCGGCAGTGCCGACACGCTGCTCGGTCTCAAGGAGACGAGTAGCAACGAACATCAGGCTCGGCGGAACAATCAGCTTACGCGGCTGTGCTGCAATGAGCAGCCCGCGCTCATCCGTCCACCCCGAAATCTGAATAACAGCAGCCTCAAGCGAAGTCTCGTTGAGATCAGCCGCAGTAGCCGGGGTGTTGGAGTTGCTGCCACCAGAAACAAGCGGGTGGTCCGTCGAGAACAGCGGCTGACCATCGCCATAAGTGACGTTGGAGTCAAAACCGTTGTTCATGATCGAAGCCGCCTTCACCTGCTTGGTGTAGGCCATCGCACGAGCAAGCGCCTTGGTGTAACGCGAAGACAGGGAGTCGTAGAGGTTATCCTCCATGGCCTCCTCAGTGATCGAGAAACCAAGAGCAATCGTCTCGTGGTTGTAGCGAGCCGTGTAGGCTTCCTGCGCCGCATCGTACTGAATGGCGTCGCCTTCAGACTTAACCGGAGCAGCCGAGAAACCCGACAGCTTCACTTCTTCTTCAAAGGAACGCTCGGAAGTCTCTTCTTCAAAGATTTCCTTGTGCTCCTCACCATAACGAGCATACTCCATGCCGAACAAAGCGTTCAGCCCCGGAAGCAGCTCCTTTACCATCTGTGCTCTAGAGATTGCCATGATCTAAGCTCCTTTACGCATCGCCAACGCCAGTGGCGTTGCTCAGCTGATGACCGGCGTTGAACTTGACCAGAATCTCGGTAAAGTTGCCCGAGCTATCCTTAGTCTCCTCAACACCCTGAACCACACGCAGCGGCAGCGTGGCCGTGTTCGCGTGCGACGCATCGTCAACAGCAACATAAGACTTACCAGTAGTATCATTACCAGTGGGCGACTGATCATCAAGACCGACATTATTGCCGACCTCTGACTGAGCAATACCCGAAATGTCACCGCTGGAGTCAACCACCGCGACCTTGTACAGCACGTTTGCGCCATCAACGACGAAAGCCGTGATGTCATCAGCCGTCACATTGCCGGGGTAGTAGTTGCGGAAGGTCAGACCATAGACAGGATCGGTGTAGGACACGCCAACAAAAACGCCGACATAGTCGATGTTGTCGCCAGCAGCCGTCCGATCAATGAAGCCATCGGTTCCGAGGGCCACGAGGTCACCGTGGTAGATTGCAGTCGCGTTGCCGGACTCAATCTTGTAGGCGCGCTGAGCGCCATTATACGGAGAACCATCGACCATCTTCACCGGAATAAGCCCGTAGGGGCCAGACACGGTTGGATATGCCATGAGATTACACTCCTAAAAGGAAAAACGAAGACTCTTACGAGCCACGCCCAAAACTTACTTTGGATTTGCGGTCGTGGAACAACGGCATCCGAGGGTCATTCTCACGCATAAAGTTGTTGTCTACCGATTCAACCTGCGCCTCGCTACTACGACGGTAGTAATCGTTACGCTGTTCAATCATCTCGGTAGGCATCTTGCACAGGATCAGGCCACCGATCTCAACCATACCTGAAGCTTTAGCATCTTCATCGACGTGAAGCTTTAGCTCAGGATGGTCTTCGAGGCGGCAGGTTTCCCAACCCTCACGCACCTTGCGAGAAAAGTTAGTCGGATCATTCGTTCCAAGCATCGACTTGCGAATCCAACGAAAAGAGACCCCCTCTTCGGGGTCAGGCTCGGGCAACAGACTTGCAGGTGCCCACTGCTTCTTACGCGCAGTCGCCTCACGATTTTCGTGCTCGCGAGAAACCGGACGAGCTTCACGGGTTCGAGTTGAGTTAGCCATTGTTAGCCTCCAGCTTCTGTACTTCGCGGGCATAGGCTTCTGGGGAAATACCCAGCTTTTTAGCCATCGCTACCTGCGACTGAGTTAGCACTACCTTCTTTCCCTTCGGGGTTCTCCCAGCCGGGGCGACAACGGTAGAGGGTTGCCGCTTTTTCCTTTTTGGAGGTTCCTTCTCAGCAGAGGGTTGTGCGTCCTCAAACCGGTCAGGAAAAACCTCACGCATGCGAGCATCAATACGCTCGTAATATTCGTCGGTAGAAGGCGGCACTCCGTCTTTTACCAACTTTTGATGAACGCCCAGTGCAAAACTGGTCATTTCATCATCACTGCCGAACCACTTGTTACGTTCACCCCACTCTTTTGCTTTTTGGTCGGGTTCAGATGCGCTAACTTGCGGTTCCTGTTGACTATTATATACCTGTTGATTTGGCTGTTGTAAACCAGCATTTTGCTGTAAAGCACTGTTTTGCTGTTGAGCAAGATTCTGCTGAGAATAACGCGGAGACAAAAGCTCAGCTCTTTCGGCCTGATAAGTCGCTTTAGCCAGCTCCTGCTGCGCGTCTGTCAGCGCTTCCGAGTCACCCTGCTCATAAGCATCGCGGTACTTACGCTTCGCCGCATCAAGCTGCAGTGCAGCCCTCTGCTTAGCCTGCTCAAGCGCCCAGCTCTCACCGCTCGACAACTCACGCTGCAACTTTTCTCGCTCTGCCTGCAGACGCTGTGCATACTCAGCAGCGGCCTCACGCTCACGCGCAGCCTGTTCCTTAGCACGGCGCTCGTCATGCCAAGCTTTTTTGAGCTGATCAATCCGCTGTTTTACTTTGGCAGAGTAGTCTTCAGCAGCGTCCTGCTCGATCTCTTCAACTACCTCATCGGGTAAAGGTTTGCGGTTACGATCTTCAGGCGGCGTGTCATCGACAATTTCAAGCTCAAAGTCATCTTCCGACTCCTTTGGCTTTTCTTCCGTCTTCTGTTGTTCAGGTTCAGTTGACACTTCTACCTGAGAGTCATCTTCCTGCTTGAACTGATTTTTCATCGCAGGCGGAACGCCAGTCTTGTCAGAACCAACGACAAACTCAGTATCGTCGAAGTCGACTTCCTCGTTCTTGTTTTCCGGGTCCATGATTTACTCCTTAAATGCGGGAATATCCCGTTGGGTCTTCAACCACAGCCTCGACCGAATCGTCGTTAATAACTCGAAACAGTTCTCGGCCATGAATTTTGAAGCGCGTGCCAGAATAGGCACGGATCAAAACATAGTCGCCAATCTGACAATACGGGCCGTTAGGAAAACGATCACTATCCTGATACGCGTCCGGGCCCATATCGACAACCTGAACCACCATCGTTGAGACTTCTTCCTGCTTCAAAACAGAATCAGGCTTAACGATGCCACCTTCAGTGGTTTCTTTGATTTCAGGTAATGCGACCAAAATGCGATAGCCCGTAGGCTTCGGTATTTGCTGCTCAGTGAGCTGAGGTGCAGCCTCATCGGCTGAAGTCATGTTGCCTCCTAGTTCTCTTCAGAGGTTTTTTCTGCGGCTTCCATCAAATCCAGCACAAGCCGCTCGGCTTGTGCTAGCCCTTTAATCACACCCGTGTAGTGGGTGTACTCATCGTAAGAACTGGCTCCCCCCGATGCGATTGCATCTGTGAGGTCATCCATGTCCTTGCGAATTTCTTTGCGGAGGTGTTCTCCGAACGTGCGAATCATCGTTTACTCCTGCTGGTTGCTGTCGTCCTCGGACTGAGAACGCTGTTGCTGCTGCATCTGGGCAATCAGATTTTTCTGCGCCTCGATGCGTTTTTCGGCAAGATCAGCTCCGATCTTCACGCCAGTTTTCTCAAGATCAGCCTCCGCCTCTGCGACCTGCTGACGAAGTTTAGAGCCGATGGCAGCACCGGCCTGTTTTTCTTGAGAACCAATGCGAGCCGCTTCAAGCTCCATGTCTCGAAGCTTCAGCTCGTAGTCCATCTTGTCCTTCTGAATCTTGCGCTCAAGCTCGCCACGCTCCAACTCAAGTTCGCGCTCCTGCATCTGCACGACAGGGTCTTGCGCCTTCTTGGCAGCCTCTTCTGCCTGCGCCATCTGCTGAGCCTTGCCAGTGACACGCGGAGCGGCCTCGGCCACAAGCCGCGAAATCGCCAACTCCTGCTCCTGACTGAGCGTTTCACCATCCTCTTCAGGATCATAAGCAGGGAGCGGCACGCCAAGCTCCTTCTCAACACGCTGGCGATACTGCTGAGCGATGTGCTCGTTAATATGGGCCATGCCAGCGGCAAGTTTCATCTTGCCAGCCTCGCCCTCCATCTCGATCATCTTGGCGATCTCAGGGTCCTGAGCAAACGCCATGTGCGCTTGAATGTGCGCCTCGTGATCTTGGTATGGGAACGCCTTGACAGGCTTGCCATTGAGCAACGCCATATTCTCCGTCATCGGATCGGCTGGTTTGATGTCGTCTTCGTCAGGAATCAGCTCTTCAGCGTTTTTAATGCCAAGCGTCTGAATCATCTGACGGTGGAGCAACGGCAGGTCATAGAGCTGCGGAGCCTGCTGTGCAAGCTGCATAGCCGCCTGATACTGAACAATGCGCTGCGACATTGTCGAGGCGTTGGGATCAGACACCGGAATAATGTTGGTCATCATGTAGTCTCGGCGACGAGCCATAAACCCTTCATCGCCAATGGCATCATAACTATACTCATCATCCGGCGACATATCGGCGACGATTGACTTGAGAATCTTAAACTCAGACTTCATCGCCGCGTGCATGCGCGCCTGCACCGCCGTCAGTGTTTTGAGCTGACGCTCCAAAATCGCCAGTGTCGATCCAACCGGCGCGTTTGGCTGCATATCGCCAACACTAATGTCAGACATCGACGCAAAACGCCGCGCCTCTTCGACGATCTTGTCGAGCAACCCTGCTAGAACCGTTGAGGGCTCCTTATAGGGCAGCGGCATAATGTTGTCTTTGATCGTGCCAGTCGGCACATCCACGTCGCGGAACTCACCCGGTGCAATAGGCGTATCACCGCCACGTATACGAAGCCCCCGCGTACGGAAGCCGCCCGGCAGGTTAGACAGCGTGCCCGCGTCGACGAGTTGGCGCATGATCGACGTAGCGCCTTTGGCAAAACCACCAATGAGGTGGATAAGGCCGAAACCATAGAAGCCAAAGCCGGGGATGTAGTTGTAGTGCGAGAAATGGATTTGCTTGCGTTTTTTCTCATCATCCTCGGCCCAGTTTCGATAAATCGACAACACCTTGCCGCTGTCCTTGAGGATCGTCACAACATACGGCAGCTCAATGCCTGTCGGCTCACCAAACTTATCGAGGTCTTCAAAACCATCAATATCAAGCTCACAGTGGACCTCCAGCAGCGTGTAGCGGTCGTCCTGCGCCGCATCAAACCCACCAATCTCGTTCTTGCGCTTGGAAATGTCATCTTCATCAGCGGTCGGGTCGCCGATCTCACACTCTTTGTAAAACCCATTGACCTGCATCTTGCGAATTTCATTCTTGGTTCGCTTCATGCGGTGGGTATAACGCTGCGCGCTTTCAAGACTAGACGCGCCGTAGCTCACGATAAAATCTTCAGCCGGAATAAACTGCGCGACGGGACGCTCCAGCGACGGGTCGTAAAACACCTTCTTAAACGCCGACCCTGCAATCGGCAGATTCCACAAAAGCCGCTCGTGCTCAGAGCGATAATCAGCCATCTTCTCAGTCAGAAGATAGTTCATGTCCTCACGGACACGCGTCGCCGATTCTTCTTTCTCGCGGTTACTCTTGCCGAGCACCTTAGTGCGAACAGGCCCCTGCGCCGGAAATGTCTCGACAATACTCTCGGACTGGAACTTGACCACCGCCTCAGCCAACAGCGGGTGGTAGACGCCAAACGCACCTTCCCAAGGCTCAGAGCGGTCTTCAATCTTCAGACCCAGCAGCTCAAGGCCATCGTGATATGTTTCTTCCCACTCAGCCCGCGACTGCACATCAGTGGCATAGGCCTCAAGTAACTCATCCGCAATCTGAGCGCACTGCTGGTCGTCGATATACTCGGCAAGGTTAGCGGAGTGAGGGATCATATCGCCCTCGTCACCGGGCTCGATCTCCAAAATCTCCTCACCACCGACACTCATCTCAACCCGTTCAGGGTCTTCGATTTCGATTTCAAGCGGCTCTTCGGCTGCCGCCCTCTCTTTCGTGCCCTTGGGGGCACCGTATAACGCTTTATCTACAGCCATGATTCAACCTTAATAGTAAGCCGCTCTCACGGGTTCAAAATCATCCTCGTCTTCCCAACGATCATCAGGAAGCTCAATAAACCCACCGCTCCTAAAACGCATTAACGCCATCACGGTGCTATCCACCAAGTCATCATTTGGCATCGCCGGGAAGCCACAAACCTCATCTACAACTTCTTCAGCCCAGCGTCGGCCAACCGGATACCAAACAAGCCCTGACGCGAACATATCAGACACAGAGTTAAGCCGCATAACTTTATCACCTGTGCCACGGTGCGGTGTGTACTCCTGCACAGGGATGCCAGCACGTCGAAACTCTTGAAAAAGTGGCGCACCTGACGATTTTTTCTCAATGACGAACCAATCAGGCTCCCACTCACGATACTGTTCATACGCAAGGCGTTTTAGCTCAGGAAACTCTAACCGCTCTTTAATGCTATTCAGCAAAATAATACTTGCCTGCGGTAGCCCATTCTCGTCATCATTATAGAACACACCCCACGCTGTCAGCGCCGTGTAGTCAGAGCGATTGTTTTTCTCTGCCGCCGCGTCAAGGCTCATGATTATATACTCACACGGCGGCGGCTCGTCGTGGTCCCACTCACGCCACCACTCACGCTTAATAATAGACGCATCGCGCGATGTGGGCTGCTGCATGTACTGCGCCGACCACTGAAATGACGGCATCGACGCTTTTGTACGCAGCAATGACTTAACCGGCCACTGCTCGGGCCACAACGAAATATATTTTTGCTCTTCAGGCGCTTCTGACGGTGCGTGTTCATTCTCAAAAAGCGCAGGAAATTCAACAACTTCCCACTGATCGGCGTCGTCATTACGCACCATGTCGGTCTGCAGGCGGCCAATGAGGTCCTGCTCCGCCCAGCGTGTGGCCACCACCGCTACAGACCCACCCGGCATGAGACGTGTGCGCGCACCGTAGGCGTACCACTCATATGCCTTGTCAAATACCTCAAAATTGCCGTTCAGTACGTCCTGCTCATTGTGTGGGTCGTCCACAACAAGCAAGTGAGCACCACGACCAGCGATAGCGCCGCCAATACCCACCGCAAAATACTCACCATCTTTGTTCGTTGACCACCTGCCAGCCGACTTACTATCCGCAGATAGCTCAACATCAGGAAAAATGCGCTGATAATCGGGCGAATTGACCAAGTTTCGCACTTTTCGGCCAAAATCAACGGCCAGATCAGCGGTGTGAGACACCATCATGATCTTTTTATCGGGCCAATTCCCAATAAACCACGCCGGGAAGAAAATTGAAGTGAGCTGTGACTTGCCAAATCGCGGTGCGATAGAGACTGTGACGCGATCTTTACGCCCGTGAGCCATATCTTCTAGCAATTTGGCCAATTTTTTGTGGTGAGGACCAATTTTATAGTCCGGCATCATCGCTTTTGCAAACGCAAGCAGCGATTCACGCGCTTTTTCAGCTTTTTTGCGCGATTCAAGCTCTTCAACGACTTCTAAAAGCTTAGTTTGCTCGGCTGGCGAGAACTTATGCAGGTTTTGCAGCAGTGTATTAAGCTCTTGCTGCGAAAATTCCTTTTGTTCTGCGATAACTGCGCTCAAAACAGCGTCACTCGTTGGAAAATATGTCGTCAGGAGAGACTTGCTCGGTTATATCGGGCTCTTTGTCGTCAAAACTGCGACTTTCTGACCAATCGGCGTCAACCACATCACCATCAATGAGCCGTGTGAGCTTGTTACGCAGTAAATCCTCCAGCTCTTCTGTGCTCTGGTGCTTGACTGTGACCTCTTGGCGCTCTGAGAAGAGCCCAACATCCGAGATTTTACCCAGCAACTCAAGCGCGCGCATGCGGATTTTTGGGTCATCATCGCTAGACTCCTCTAGCAAACGGTTCGTCACATACGTCCGCACCTGCTGGGCGTCGTCAATGATCATATGATCATACTCATCCAGCATTGCATTGAGTTTACGCATCACGCCGGGTAGCTGCTTTTCATACTTTGTCGGCACACGGGCGGTCTCAAACAAGTCACGAGCCCTGTTTTCGTCGTCTTCGCTCATTTCAGACGCCGACTCGTCGCCTAATTCCGCCATAAACTCCGCCGTTTTGGCCGCTGCAAATATTTCCTCACGCGTACCAAGCTTATCTTGAGCTTCCATTGGCACCTGTTCAAGGGGCGGAATAAGGTCTTTGTCGTCGAGCAAAAACTCTAGTGGCATTTTTACCCCAAATTATACTTATCACGGCAACGCGCACACGCCCCGCGAACTAGACGGGGGCTGTCTTCACCGCACCATTCGCACTCGCCGGGTTCACCTTTGGCCATCTGCGGGCGGGGTGTACGCATAGCGGCTTCGCGAACGCGCTCCACGTAGTCATTAGCAATGTCTGCTTCGTCAGCCATGCCTCGGGACTATATAGAAATTATTATGCACATGGCAAGAAACTCGCGGGTCCCTCTATATAACAAGGGGGTGGGGGTGTTTACTAGAT